TTTTGATTTTGCCCCCCCCCGGGGGGAGAGGGCCGGGCCCCCGGAAATTTCGCGGATCGATTTCGAGAAAGTCTGATGGCTGAAACTCTGGCTGATGTCCTCGTCGAGATGCAACGCCGACTGTTCGAGGTTGAACGTCGTTTGGCCAATCATCGTCGAACCGGTGTGATCGATGAGATCGACCACGGCAAAGGTGTCGCACGTGTGACAATCGAGGGCGGCGAGCAACCTTTCCGAACAGGCTGGATCCCGTGGAAGGAAATAGCAGCAGGCGGAATGTCGACACATATTCCTCCAACAGTCGGACAGCAGGTCGATGTCATGTCAGAAAGCGGCGATCTTACGGATGCCGTCATCGATTTCTCGACGCACTCGAATGCAAATCCGCGCCCGCACGACGGGCCGGACGCGGTGATCGTCAAGGGCGGTGTCCGCCTTTTCATCAGCGACGACACTGTCACGATTGATGCGGCGAACATCACTTTTACAGCCTCCAACGGAAACCTTGCTTGATGCCGCTGATCGTTCGTCTCGGTGATACCTCCAGTCATGGCGGCACCGTAATTTCGTCCGCTGACAAGTGGATCTGCGAGGGAAAGCTCATCGCCAGAAAAGGCGATTTGCATTCCTGCCCCATTCCCGGTCACGGCGTCACACCGATAGTGTCGGGATCATCGAAATTCATCTGCGAAGGCGATCCCGTGGCGCGAACCGGCGACACGACGGGGTGTGGCGCAAGTCTCATTTCTGGCGCGACCAAGTGGTCGTGCGACTGACCAAAGGAGAACAGGCGATGAAAGTCATCGTGAAGGAAAGCGGCTTTTACGGCGGCACCTACTACATAGCCAAAGCCGCAGAGCAGGAAATGCCAGATGCCGTGGCCAAGCAATTTATGGCTCCCTACGGTCATCAGTTGGAAAAGCCGTCTGACCGGCAAAAGGCCGTGCGCCCAGTGAAGGAATAAGCCATGACGTCGCTCGGCTTTTCGAACGTGGATGGTTCACTGCTGGCGGGCTTTGACCATGTTCGGCAGTCGATTGAGGTCATTCTGACAACGCCGGTTGGATCTCGCGTGATGCGTCGGGACTTCGGTTCCGAGCTGATGGGCCTGATCGATAGACCGATGAATGACCGCGTCATTCTCGGCATCTATTCAGCCTGCGCCATGGCCATTGCGAAATGGGAACCGCGCTTTGCGGTAACCGGCATAAACATAGGCGATCTGAACGAACAGGGCGTCATCGATCTCCAGATACGGGGTGTCTATTACCCGA